CTAAAAAACTTTCAGATTGGCAGAAAAAAGAAAACGAAAAATTACAGAAGTTACCAGATTTTGATAGCCACCCCCTAACTTTATCTTATGGAGAAAAACAAGAAGGTGATAATGAAGATGAAGGTTCTTCTCCATCAGATAATAAATCAGATGAAAGACCAGAAGATAAAGAAAAAGGTGATAGTAACCAAGAAAAAGATTCAGGTAATAAATCAGATGAAGGCGAAGATGAAAATGAGAAGTCAGGAAGTGCTGATAAAGATACTAATGCTGATGATAAAAATAAAAAAGAATTAGATAGTACTACTAGAAAAAATCAAACAGGTAATCCTGATGGTGCTGGAGGCAAAAATGTTAAAATTAATATGCCTTTAAAATCTATTACTCAAAACGCTAGTGAAGAAAAAATTTCTAAAAGTTATTTAGATAAACACCATAGAGGTTATTCATATATGAATATTCCTGATTGTAATTTAGATAAAATTATTTATCCTATGGACAAATGGGTTAAGACAGGTATTGCTAACGCTAAGAAAAGTCATAAAGAACATTATATTGCTAATTGGGATGACTATAAGAAATTTAAAAAAGATAGTGAAAGAACTATTACATATCTAGTTAAAGAATTTGAAATGAAAAAATCTGCTGAAGGATATAAAAGACAAACACAGGACAAAACAGGAATTATTGACCCATTAAAATTACATAGATATAAAACTTCAGAAGATATATTTAAAAGATTATCTATTATACCAGACGCTAAAAACCACGGAATGATTTTATTACTTGATTGGTCAGGTAGTATGGCAAATGTTATTGGTAAGACCGTGGAACAATTATTACAATTAGTTTGGTTCTGTCAAAGAATTAATATTCCTTATAAAGTTTATTTCTTTTCAGATAAGATTACTGATGGTTCTTGGAGTGAAAGAAGAGATATTGCTAAAAAAGAAATGATGACAAATTGGAATTTCAAATCAGGTGATATGGTACTTGAAGCATTTAATATGGTTGAGATTGCTTCTCACGGTGCTAAGAAACAAGAATTAGACCAATCATTATTCCTACTTTATAGTTATTCAAAATATTATGATGACAATTATAATTGGAGAAGTCAAAAAGAATATATTACTAGATTATATCCTCCATATGAATTTCAATTATCAAGTACGCCTTTAAATGAGACTTTGGCTGCTATGTATAAAATCATACCAAAATTTAAACAAAAATATCAAGTTGATAAATTGTCTTTAATAACTTTAACAGACGGTCATTCCAACAATTCAAATACAACGAAATGGTTAACTGCTAAAGAAGGTTCTGAAAGTCAAGTTAGTGGACTTGATAAATCAGATTCAGATTGGGGTTCTGTTCCAGTAATAAAACTTGGAAGTAAATATTTGAAGGCACCTAGTAATGAATATGATAGATGTGGTACAACAGGATTATTACTAGAAGGATTAAAAAGAAAATTTAATATGACTACTATTGGTTTCTACTTATTAAAAAGAACACAAAGATATGAATTTGAAAGATATGCTTTTGGGATGAAACAAAGAGAATTACCTTATTCTTTAAGAGAGGAATTATATCATAAGAAGAGAGCAGAATTTACAAAGAATAAAAGTTGTAGTGTTAAACAAGATGGATATACAGATTTCTTTTTGATTAATGCTAAGACTATGAAAGTTGAGAATACAGACCTTAATGAACTAAAAGATGATAGTAAAAAAGGTGAAATAAAAAGAATTTTTGGTAAGAGTATGAAAGCCAGAACGGTTAGTAGAATACTTTTATCAAAATTTATAAAGAGAGTTGCGTAAGTATATGAAAAAACTATTGAAAAACAAGGGTAAAAAGTGCTTGACAATGATACCCAAAAATGATAGCATATACCTATACAATGAAAAAAATGTTAATGAATAAAAAGGAGACTACATTATGATAACATTAAACGAGAAGCAAAAAGACTTTGTTCAAAGTGCATTTAAGATGTACGGCAAAGTTGAGTTGACCGTTAAAGAGTTGAAAGCTGTAAATAAGAAATTTGGTTACACTTCAGCACCTCAATGGTTAACAAAAAATAAACACTACAAAATTGGTAAAGGTTTATTTAAGTTGCCTAATATAGATGAGAAGTTAGTAGTTGATACTAAATCGGATGTATTAGATGACAACAAAGACAAAGACACGGACAAGGTTCCTAGTGATGATACACAAATTAACAAAGTTTCTGATACAAAAAAAGAAGCGGCGTATGTGATTTCATCTTTAGAAGGAAATATTGTTCCTAGTAAAGATAAAGGTTTCGTATCATTTGGAAATCATCCAGATGTTAGAAACATAATTAAATCTAATAAATTTTATCCTATATTCATCACAGGTCTTTCAGGAAATGGTAAAACTTTTTCTGTTGTTCAGGCGTGTGCTGAGAGTAAAAGGGAAATGATTAGAGTAAACATTACTATTGAGACCGATGAGGATGACTTACTTGGAGGATATAGATTAAGAGACGGACATACCGTTTGGCAAAACGGACCTGTTATTGAGGCAATGGAGAGAGGTGCTATATTGCTCCTTGATGAAGTTGACCTTGCGTCTAATAAGATAATGTGTTTACAACCAATCCTTGAAGGTAACGGAGTTTATGTTAAGAAGATTAACAAATTCGTTAAACCAAAACTTGGATTTAATGTTGTTGCTACTGCTAATACTAAAGGGCAAGGTAGTGATGATGGTAAATTTATCGGAACTAATATACTGAACGAGGCGTTTTTGGAAAGATTTCCAGTAACCTTTGAACAGACTTATCCTTCTGCTAAAACTGAACAGAAGATATTAAATAATACACTTGCTCTATCTGGTAAAAAAGATACCAAGTATGTAGAGAAATTATCTACTTGGGCAGATGTAATTAGAAAAACTTACTTTGATGGAGGAGTTGATGAGATTATCTCAACAAGAAGATTAGTCCACATATGTCAAGCTTTTGCAATCTTTGGAAATAAGATGAAGGCAATTGAACTATGTACTAATAGATTTGATGATGATACAAAAAATTCCTTTGTTGACCTGTATGGGAAAGTGGATGCTGGGGCAACTGCCGAAAGTATCGCCGAACAACAAAAAGCTGACGCTTTGAAGGCACAACAAATGGAGTCCAATGATGATGAGGACGATAAAGAAGATGAGGAAGACCTTGTCTAATTATCCAAATTCATCAATAGTGTGGTCCTTGGTGGGGAGTGTAGTGGCTCCTCACCTTTTAAGGACTGACAAGGAGAATTTATGGCAATAGCAAATCAACAAATGAAATGCTGTATATGCGATATTGAAATAGACAACGGTATGGATTATCATAATCCAACACCACTTGGAAAAAATGATAGTGATGAGAAGGTACTTCAACACGCTGGTGATGTATGTTGTACCTATTGCAATATAACAAAGGTCATACCCGAAAGAATTAAACAAACAAAAGGACAACTATGAAATATAAAGATGTAGATAAAATAATAAAAGAAATTTCAGATTATATAAAAGGTACTTATGGAGAACATTATAGTACTACAAAGGACGGTTTTCAAGTCCAAGATATGTTGAGACACCTGAACATTGATAAACATTTTTGTCAGGCAAATGCTATTAAATATTTGTGTAGATATGGAAAGAAAAATGGAAAAAATCGTAAAGATTTATTGAAGGCAATACATTATATAATTTTATTAATGGATAGTGAATCTAATGAACCAGACCCTAATCCATTAAAGGCATTAAAAGAAACATTTACAGGTAAGAGTTTAAATTGATTAAGGAGGTAACATAACTTGTTAGTAGTAGTAAGAAATAATAATGTGGAACAAGCGATGAGAGTTTTGAAAAAGAAACTTATGAAGGATGGTCGCATAAAAGAATTAAGACAAAGACAATATTATGAAAAACCTTGCGATAAAAGAAATCGTAAGAAGAAGGAAATGACTAGAGCTTTCTTAAAAAAGAAGAAAAAAGAAATGGCTCAACGAGGATATTAAGAATTTTTACGCCGCTTCTGTGAAGTTGTATATATATTATGCTTAGGCAATTCATAAGTCCTGGCAGAGCGTAAAAGAGGTCGCCGTGACCAGATTAAATCAAATACGGTGTCGCTAGTGTTTTGGTAGTACACACTTAAAAGAAACTACCATTTTTTTATATTAAGTGCTTGACATTTTTGAGATAGTACTTATATAAATAATATAGAGAACGCCATAATGGGTTCTCGGAAATTAACTTTGCTTAACAAAAGGAGGTTCAATTATGACCAATTCAAAAGCAATTCAATTTTTTAATAATTTAAGACCTATAAGTGTAGGTTTCGATTCAGTATTTGACCATTTTGAGTCAATGCTAGATACGGACTTTAACTTTCCAAAGGTTACAAATTATCCACCATACAATATCGTTAAGACAGGTAAACTGACTTATGATATAGAAGTCGCATTAGCAGGATATTCTAAAGAGGATGTTTCTGTTGACTATGCTGACAATACTTTAACTATAGTTTCTAAAAAAGATGAAGAGACTAAAGAGGTTGAAGATAATGATGGTGTACTACATAAAGGTATCGCAAAAAGAAACTTTAGCAGAACATTTACTATCGCTGATGATGTAGAAGTAAAAGGTGCTGAACTTAAAGACGGTCTTTTAAAAGTATCTTTAGTTAAGATAGTTCCAGAAGGTAAGAAACCTAGAACCATCAAAATCAAGTAAGTAATATAGCCGAGTTGATATTCAGCTTCGCTTTTATTCAACATATGGTTGATAGTCCGTACTAAAAACACGGACTATTGACTTCTTTTATTGAATATGTTATATTGTATCTAAATGAGGATAAATGATTATGAAAAAAGAAGTTGAACTACCATTAGTAAATTTCAAAGTAAGAACTGGAGACGATTACTCTACTGATTCTACTGGTGGATGTCCCATTGGTGGAGAGTGGATTAATAAAACTACAGATGATTACTTCAAAGGTAAGAGAGTAGTATTATTCAGTTTACCAGGTGCCTTTACACCTACTTGCTCAGCAAAACAATTACCAGGTTTTGAAAAACTTTACGATAAAATAAGAACTTCAAATATAGATGAGATTTATTGTATATCTGTAAATGATTCTTTTGTAATGAACGCTTGGGCATATCATAGTGGTATCAAAAAAGTTAAAATGATAGCAGATGGTACAGGTGAGTTTACAAGAGGTATGGGTATGCTTATTGAGAAACCTTTACAAGGTTTTGGGATGAGAAGTTGGAGATATATGGCAGTAGTTAAAGATGGAGTTGTTGAAAACTGGTGGCAAGAACCAGGTATCAATAATGAAAGTGTTGATAAAGACCCATATGAAGAAACTACACCAGATAATATTGTCAATTATCTAACAAGTGGTTATTGACAAACGGCACACACTATAATATAATGTTTAAATAATGAAGGAGAAATATTGATATGAACTTATCAAATGACACGATTGCAATGTTAAAAAACTTTGCAAATATAAACCAAAATATTTTAATCAAACCAGGTAAGAAATTAAATACAATTTCTACTATGAAAAATATTTTAGCACAGGCAGATATTAAAGAAGATTTTAGCGAGCAATTTGCTATCTATGATTTGCCTGAATTTTTAAGAACAATAGATTTATTTGAAGCACCATCTTTAAAATTTAATGGTGGTTCAAGTGTAGGTATTACAGGAAAAGATGGAAGGTCTACAAGTAAGTACACTTTCGCTGACGAATCTGTTATTGTTGCACCTACAAAATCAATCACTATGCCAGATACAGAAGTTTCTTTTACTTTAAAGAAAGCTGATTTTGCTAGACTTCAAAAAGGTGTGGTGACTTTGAACTTACCAGATGTCGGAGTTATCGGCGATGGTAAAACTATGAAACTTATTGCAGAAGACAGAAAAAACAAAGCTTCTAATAAGTTTGATATTGATTTAGGAACTAGTACGAAGAAATTTAAGGCATACTTTAAAGCAGAAAACTTTAAAATGTTAGAAGATGACTATGATGTTGCTATTTCAAAACAAAAAATTTCACATTTTGTTAATAGAACAAGACCAGTACAATATTGGATTGCTTTAGAACCTGAATCTGAATTATAATTTTTTGTTTAATTTTATTATGGAGTATATATTATGGCAGACTTTCTGTGGGTTGAAAAATATCGCCCAAAGACAATTGAAGATTGTATCCTTCCAGAAGATACAAAACAAACATTTCAATCTTTTTTAAGACAAGGTGAGATAAGTAATCTACTCTTATCAGGTACAGCAGGTACAGGTAAGACAACGGTTGCTCGTGCCTTA